TTATGTCATCCGACTTGAACTTGGGAAATACTAACCCCCTTGTTGGCGATACTGGTTTGTCTACTGACACCAATCAAATCCAAACCAACAGCACAGGCATCACGGGTCAGGACATCATCCCATACGGTACAGGTCTTGATCTGAACAACGGCACGATGGGTGTGTCTTCTAACGGCATTTCCTATTCACCAATGCTTACCAATATCGACACCGGCTTTAACCCGGCTGGCAATTATAGTATCGGCCCCGGCGGAGGTCTTGGCCCCGGTGGATTTGACTTCAATATGTTCAAGCGCGGCGGGTTTGTCGATAAGGCATTGAAGGTTGCCCATCGGGCAGCCGGTGGTCAGGTTGACCTCCCGTCTGTTCCGGTGACACCTAACAAGTATCAGGATCTTCGCCGCAGAATGCTTGAAACACCTGCCCCCATGAGTGGGCAGCAAGAGGATCTTGAGTCTCGGAAGTATCAATATCTCCAAAGCAATCCCGGCCAGCAAATCCGCGACAAGTCATTTGCAGATGGCGGGCCGGTTGATGATGATATTGTTAGTCAAGCCCTTGATGTGACCCGTGATGCACCTCCCCTGACGCCTGCGGAGATTGCTAGGCGTTGGACACCGCCGGAGGAGAGCGGCGCACGAAGCCCAGATTGGCCTGAATGGGCTAAGGACGCCGCTGGGAATTATGTTGGGAATGTCGGCAAAGCATTCCATGAGTCCGGTGAATACGCCCGTCAAGGACTTGAGAACACCGTCAGCGATAAGGGGCCGGGGTATAACATCCTTGGGCCTGCCCAGTATGCTCTTGGGTCTGCTGGGCAGCTTATGTCTCCCTTGACCGGCGCAGCTATGTCGGCGGGTGATGCTGCGACACAAATGACTGGCGACCCGACTTTTGGCAAAAAGACAGAACTTTTGGCCGGGATGGTTGACCCTACCCACATAGGAGTAATCAAAAACGCTACCCGTATTGCTCATGATGTTGCGCCAATGACGGCTATTTTTGCTGGTCCAATGGCAAAAACCGCCGATCTGGTCGCGCTTGATACCGCAAAGAAAATGGCGGCGACTAATGCCAAACCATCGGCTATCATTAAAGAAACCGGCTGGTTTCAAGGGGCTGATGGAAAATGGCGGTTTGAAATTCCTGATGTCAAATCAAAAATAACAGATCAGGTTTTCAACAATATAAAAGAAAAAGGCATTCACGAAGGAACTTTACCTGCCGCCTTGGAGCATCCTGAACTTTATACTGCGTATCCTCAATTAAACGAAATGCAGGCAACTTTTGGTGCTTCTGCAAAACCAAGAGGTTCATATAGCCCTTGGACCAAAGACATTACAGTTGAAGGGCCATCAGTGGCCAGTCAGCGTTCAACAGCTTTGCACGAGGCCCAACATGCTGTTCAGCAAATTGAAGGATTTGCTCGCGGGGCAGATAACATTTTCCTTAAACCAAACACTCCCGCTTGGGATATTTATCAGGAACGACTGAAAGCAATCAAAACTCCTATGACGGTAGAAGAATTTGAAAAAGCGGGGATTGGATCGCCCGAATATACTTATTCGGAATATTTGAAACAAACAAAAGACTCGATAAAAAATAATGCGCCCATGCTTGATCGCGCTGCCCAAGATTACGCTGTGCAAGAAGCGTATCGCCGTTCTGCGGGTGAGGCTGAAGCGCGCAACGTTCAAGCTCGTCGCAATATGGAACCGTCTGAGCTGCAATCAAAAGAACCTTGGACAACTCAAAGCATCCCAAACGAAGAACAAATTGTTCAATTTCATAACACCGAACCGCAGATGAGCGTGGGGCCATCTTCGGTTGAAACGGCTCAAAATATCGCTGACCTTTTAAGAAAGGGACAAGAAAAAAAAATAACAGATGAAATGTTTGCAAAGGCGGACCCCCAAACATTATGGGAGCTTTATCATTCTGGTGCGACTGGAATGGAAATGCCTATGGATTTTGAAAGCCGCATGGCTAGGGCAAAAGCTATGGGCTACGATCAAAAGGCATATCGAGGAATTCGTAACGAAGAAGTTAATGATTATAAACTCAATACCAATCGCCCAGAAGGAAAAATGGAAGGGACAGGATCTTGGTTATCTAGTGACCCAGATGTGGCTGCGACATACACAGGAAATAAAAGTGAGTCACCCGCCACGCTTCCCGTTCTTGTTCAAAGCAAAGAACTGAAGACGGTTCCGTGGAAAGGTGAAGTTTGGTCATATGGGCCAGAAGGGAAATCTACGGATGAAGTTGGTCGAGCTGTTCGTAATGTTGGTGCTAAGGGCGTAAATTTTACTGACATTGTTGATATTGGCCCCCATCTTTGGAATAGGGTGGATAATCAAAAAAGGCTTCCAGAAACATCTACAACAACAATGGTTTCTGATCCTTCAATCGTCCGTTCTCAATTTGCTATCTTTGACCCGCGCCTGTCCCATCTGACCCATTTGAACAGGAAAGATGGCGGCACCATCCCATTCGGCTCCGATGCGGCTCGAAACGCTTTGGAAATTCCAAAGCAAAAAACGAGTGCCAGTAATAATTACGCAGACGGCGGCTCTACGGATTATCAATCAACTGGCGATGTCGTCATGCCAGATACCGGCATCCCTAACTGGGGTGATCCAGAGAACAAGGCTGATTTTTTCAGGGCCAGCCAAGCTCTGTTGGATAAACAAAAGGCTGATGAGCAGGCTGCTGCGCCTAAGACAATTGAATCAAGGCCATTACCTGCCCCAACGGATAAGGGTGAAAGAGTAGATCCAGACCAAACCAAAGCACCGACTGTCGTTGGTACGGGAGATACGGTGTTCCCGGTCGTGGGAACATTCTCCGGTGGGCCACGATCCTATTACGGAGCAGAGCGGCCTTCCCTAAGTGGCTATATGAGGCTTCATGCCGGTGCTGATTGGCAAGCTTCCAATGGAAGCGGAGTTTATGCCCCCGTCGACGGAAAGGTTGTCTATTCTGGACAGCATAGTGGCTATGGAAACATGGTCGATGTTCTTGGTAACGATGGGTATGTCCGTCGGTTCGCTGTCCATGACGGTGATGTGCTTGTAAAACCCGGAGATGCCGTTTCGGCAGGCCAGCAGATCGGAACCGTTGGCGGACAGCATCTTCATCATGAAGTGTTAAAGCCAGATAGTTCTGCCGCAACGTTGGCTATTAAAGGCCAATTTGGGCAAACATCGCGGGTTGGTGGCAGAGATGAGCAAACTCTGGACCCATCTTCATTCTATAAATTGAAGTCGGGTACTAAGGTTTATGGTCCAGCAGGATTAACACCCCCTGCCGCTCGCAAGGACGGCGGTCGCGTCGGCCACATTACCTATAATCTTGACCCCGACATCCATGGTCGCAAGCACTCCGGATATTCCAAGGAAGGCGGTCGCATCACATGGATGAGTCCAGAAGAGTTCCTTGCCAAGGTTCCTCAAAAGCTTCGGCTGGATCGTAAATCTGAAAAGACAGTTGAGCATTTCAAGGACAAGATCAAAAAGGGAAAGAAGCTAAATCCTTTGGCGATCTTCCCGAACAACGGCGGTCAGGACGGCAGACACCGTGCCATGGCTGCGAAGGAGCTTGGGATTAAGAAGGTTCCGGTCATCCAATGGCCGCCGGGACATACTGTTGTAAGTCGCGCACTTATGTTAACCTCAAAGAAGGCTTGAGGCTGCCCAAGCTAACATTTCAGGCAGCTACGGGGACGCCCGGCTAACTCCGAGGAGCAAGCATGTCTGAACTCGCAAAGAAGGCCCGAGAGGCCATGAAAGCAAAGGCTAGCCGCCTTGCTAATGATCGACCAACCCAACGGGTCGATTCTTCTACGTTTACGCCGCCTGAGATGCTCAACGCTGATGTTAAGACTGGGCTTCGCCCGATCTCCCGTCGCGCCTATAAGTCGGGTGGCAAGGTTGCTGGCGAGTGCGGCCCGACCCGCGCTGATCGTAAGCCCCGCAAGTCCGGCGGCAAGGCAATTACCGCGACTAGCCTGATCAACCGCAACGTGAAGGAAGCCAACGAGGACCGCGAGGGTAAGAAGCACATTGGCGCTATGAAGCGCGGAGGCAAGGCTAGCCGACCGCATCATGCCACACGCGGTGCTGTTGACCGTATGCGAGACAATGCTGGGTATGATAGCCCAGATTATACACCCACGTATAACCCCAATTACAAAGCTCCCGAGACAACTACTAAAGAAGATCGGGATGAAATGAACCGCAAGATGAAGGAAATTACGGGCGGAGATGCTGATGCTCGTAAGCGCGGCGGTCGTACACATCATGCCAAGGGAGGTTCAACCCCGAAGGACATTGATGATATGGGCACAGGCTATGCCTCCCCGAAGTCCGGTTCTGAAGAGGAAATTGGCGAAGGATATGCTACTCCTCAAAGGCTGTATGAAAGGTCTTATGGGGAAAAGAGTGATACGACCCCGAAGTCTAGCGGAAAAACGCCTAACTATAAGAAGGGTGGCCGCACCAAGAAGATGGATGGCGGTCAGATGACTGGTGCTCCGGGTGGCGCTCCTATGAACCCCATGCAGAGCGCACAGGCTAATATGCAGCGAGCTGCCCAGACAGCGGGTGTTCCATCTGGCGTTCTTGCATTCGGGGGGCAGCAGAAGTCGCCCTTCCTCAATGTTGGCCTGCCCGGCCTGAAGACCGGCGGTCGTGCTATGAAGCATGATGACGAGGCTGCTGATCGTGCCCTTGTTAAGAAAATGGTTAAGTCTAAGTCCTTGACCGGAAAGAAAAAGGGCGGAGAGGTTTTCTCTGGCGCTGGTTATCCACAGAAAGTTCCGGGTGCGACAGGTGGTCGCACTGCTAGGGCAACTGGTGGGCGTTCTGGCAAGAAGGGGAAGACCAACATCAACATTGTTATTGCGGCTGGCAAGCAGCCCGGTAAGGACAATGCTCCCCCGATGGGTATGCCGCCCGGCATGGGAATGCCTCCGCCTCCGCCTCCGGGTATGCCCCCCGCTGGTGGTCCGGGTATGCCTCCGGGTCTCCCGCCGGGTCTTCCTCCGGGTCTTGGCGCTGGTCCGATGGCTGGTCCGGGTGGACCGCCTCCTATGCCTCCGGGTATGCCGCCAATGCCGCGCAAGTCTGGTGGCAAGGTCGGTCACCGCACCTATCGTTCCTATAAGGACATGGATGCCGGGGCAGGTGGCGGAGAGGGCCGTCTGGAAAAGACTGAAATCCAGAAGCGTAAGTAATTCGCAGTCCGAGGCTTCGGCGCTGTGAAAAGGGCTGGGATGTTGCCCCCTCGACATCCCAGCCCGATCCAAAGAGGGGCCGTTTAGGGGAACGGTATGCTCACTTACCAAACATTCTACCAGCACGAACTAAAGAAATTGATTGTCGCTGAGATCGACCGGCTGATGGAAAACCTCGGAAATGGGATGAGTACCCCTGATTTTCCGTCCTACAAGCACCAAGTAGGAATAATTGAAGGGCTTCGCAGAGCACTACAACTCTGTGATGAGGCTGAAGCAATTGCTGACAGCCGTTCGTGAAGAGGGGAAGCTATGTCAAACGTAACTATCGTGCATGAAGTAGATCCAAAGCAGAAGTTGATTGCCGATCTTGGCGATCTTTCTGGGATTGAACTGTTCAACAACCAGATCCTTCTGGCAACTTACATCCGACCAACCAAGACTAAGCTGGGTGGCCGCGATTTCTACATGACCGACAAGACGGTTGATGAAGATCGCTATCAGTCCAAGGTCGGCTTGCTAGTTAAGTGCGGCCCCAAAGCCTTTGAGCCAAACGACGAGGGTTGGTTTGATGGGGAGACCTTTCAGCTTCATGACTGGCTTATTCATCGCCCGGCAGACGGTTGGAGCATGACCGTCAATGGCGTCCTTTGCCGCCTTCTCATTGATACGCAGGTCAAGATGCGTATTCCCAATCCCGATCAAGTTTACTGAGGAGACTACAAATGTCTGATCCTAACGAGAAGATTGACGTTCCGATTGACTCGGAATTGGTTGCCTCTGCGGAAGAACCGGCTGTTGAAGTCGAAATTGACGGCGCAGAAGACGGTTCTGGAGAGTCAAAAGACTACAAGAAGATCGTAAAGAAGCTCCAAAAGAAGATTGAAAAGGAGCGTAAGCTCCGAGAATCTGCCGAACAACAGGCCAAAATGGCCTCGATGCAGGTTAACAAGGCATACAACGAGGTTGAGGATAGCAATCTTCAGCTTGTAAATAGCGCCATTGACACCCTTAACCGCGATAATGAGATCCTCAAGGTCAATTATCGGGAGGCTATGTCTATTGGTGACTACGACCGAGCGGCTGAAATCCAGCAGGCTATGTCGGGTAATCAGGCCAAGCTACTTCAGTTGGAGAATGGCAAGGCTTCCATGGAGAACAAGCCGCGTAAGCCGCTTGTTTCTGATCCCGTAGAGCAGTTCGCGGCTCAGCTTTCACCTCGTTCGGCTGAATGGGTTCGTAAGAACCCTCAGTATGTGACCGATCCCCGCCTAAACCAGAAGATGATTGCCGCTCACCAGATGGCAATGGCTGATGGTCTTGTTGCAGATACCGATGATTACTTCGAATATGTCGAAGAAACCCTTCGTATTAAGCGCAAGGACAAGGAAAAGAACAGGCAAGACGATATTGAAGGGGATGATCCTATGTCCAAAGCAGCAAAGCCAATGTCAAGGTCGGTTCCTCCCCCGTCAGCCCCGGTTAGCAAGGGCGGAAACAACCGTCCGGGCGTCATGACCCTTACCCGAGCACAGGCCGACATGGCGAAGTCCTTGGGTATGACTGACAAAGAGTACGCAATGAGCCTTCTCAACCTGAAGCGCGAAGGCCGCATCAACTAATTCGGAGAATTATCATGGAAAATAAAGAGCTTTCGACCCGCCGCCGCCGTGGTCCTCGTCCAGACATGCCGTTTGACGATGAAGCTGGCGAAAATTCGGCCCCGCGCCCTGAAATGAGGTCTTCCATGTCTGGTTCAGAGTCGCTGGAACGCGCCAAGCGTCGTACCGCCGAACTTTTGGGCCATCTTGGCACCCAAGACGAGGGTACAGACGAGTTTTACATTGATCCGAACATTGTCCCTGAAGGTTGGTCCTACGAATGGAAGCGTAAGATGCTTCTTGGGGCAGAAGATCCGTCCTATTGGGTCCATTTGACCCGTATGGGTTGGGAGCCTGTTCCGGTTAATAGGGATGCAGGTCATGCTGCCATGATGCCTGCCAATTGGCCGGGAGCAACCATCGAACGTCGGGGTATGATCCTGATGGAGCGACCGGCTGAAGTGGTTGAAGAGGCTCGCAGAATTGAACAGAAGCGAGCTAAGGATCAGGTTCGAGCCAAGGAAGCCCAGCTTGCTGGTACTCCTGAAGGAACACTGACCCGAGACCATGAAAAGGCTCGGCCAAGCATTAAAAAGAGCTTTGAAGCCATACCTATTCCAAAAGAATAGACACTGATTGAGCCGCCTTCGGGCGGCTCTTTACTTATAGTGGGAAAATATGTAAAGTTTTATAAAGCCCTGTGTGGCTACCTTCCCCCGGCGCGGAAGGTCTCGCCTAGTAATAGGTTTTCAGCTTCCCCGGCGCGAAGCAAGAAAACTGCTCCTAAATGAGGAGCTTCCGAAATGGCAAACACAAATAGCCCTTTTGGTTTTCGTCAGTATCAGGGCACTGGGTCTGCTCCTACTTATGAGCAGGTCACGGCCACCATGGTCTACAACGCTACCGCTACTTTCTTTGGTGATCCCGTAACGTGGCAGTCGGACGGCACTATTGCCCGTTCTGCTTCGACCGGCGCTACCCCGGCCACCCTCGGCATTGCTGGCGTTTTCGTCGGCTGCAAGTACCTTTCGGTCGCCCAGAAGCGCACCGTTTGGTCGAACTTCTGGCCCGGCTCTGACGTTGCCTCTGGAAATTTTGTCACCGCCTATATTGTCAATGACCCGAACGCTAAGTTCGTCGCCCAGACTGACAGCACTGGCTGTGCAGCTACGGACGTGAATGGAACGGTCGGCTTTGCCATCGGCACGGGTAACACCGCCAACGGCATCTCTGGTGCCTATGTTGACATGACGACCCTCAACACCAGCAGCTACGTTGCCAACAATCCCTTCAAGATTGTAGGCATCATCGATTTCCCGCCCGGCGCACAGGGAACGCTGACGAATGGGCAGGGATATGACTGGGTTGTTGTTTCGCTCAACAACATCGTCACCCGCAACTTCCAAGGCGTCTAAGACCATGATTGACCGCGATATTATTCATGTGTCCTCGCCTTACATCGAATATCGGCAAGTTACCGATGACGATCTTTTGCGTGCGACAATTATGAATAAAAGCGTGGTTACAGAGCATGGCTGCTGGGAGTGGCAAGGTGCCAAGTCTTATGGCTATGGAATGATGATGCGAGGCCGCAAGCGGCTTCGCGTTCATCGTCTCTCATATGAACTTTGGTGCGGTGCTATTCCTGACGATCATGTGATGCGTCACAAGTGCGACAATCCCCGTTGCGTCAACCCTAATCATCTAGAGCCGGGTACTCAAGCGCAGAATATTCAGGACATTGTTGTTCGCGGGCGTCATGGGCGTAGAAAACTTACCGAAGATGAAGTTGCGGAAATCCGTTCGTCAACTGAGTCAAACCGTGCACTAGCCACAAGGTTTGGTGTCGGGATCATTGCTATTCGTCGCTCCCGCATTGGAGAGACGTGGAAGCATTTGAACAATGGCCCTTGCTCTGAAGGAGTATGAACCATGGCCGTGAACCTCTCTGCAATTAAAGATCTGCTTCTGCCCGGACTTCGTGGGGTAGAGGGAAAATACGAGCAAATCCCAAGCCAGTACGACAAGATCTTCACCAAGCATGAGTCGAAGATGGCTCTGGAACGCACCGCTGAGATGCGCTTCCTCGGCCTCGCTCAGCTCAAGACCGAAGGCGGTCAGACCGCTTTCGACAACAGTGCTGGTGAGCGTTACGTCTACAATCAGGAACACACGGAAATCGCCCTCGGCTACGCGATCACCCGCAAGGCCATCGACGACAACCTGTACAAGACCCAATTCATGCCGTCGAACCTCGGCCTGATTGAGTCGTTCCATCAGACGAAGGAAATCTACGGCGCGAACGTGCTCAACACGGCCACGACGTACAACGCTAACATCGGCGGCGATGGTGTGGCTCTCTGCGCCAGCAACCATCCCATCGACGGCAGCACGGTTTCCAACATTCCGGCCACTCCGGTGGACCTGAACGAAGCAACCCTGCTTAACGGCATGATCTCCATCCGCACGAACTTCAAGGACCAAGCCGGTCTGAAGATCTTCGCTCGCGGTCGGAAGCTTGTCGTCCCGCCGCAGCTTGAGCCTGTCGCAATCCGCCTTACCAAGACGGAACTGCGCCCCGGCACTGCCGACAACGATGTCAACGCGATCATGTCAACCGCTGGCGGCCTCTCCGACGGCTACATGGTCAACGACTTCCTCACGTCGTCATACGCTTGGTTCCTTCTCACCAACATCGACGGCCTGTCGTACATGGAGCGTATTAAGTACGAATCCGATATGCAGGTCGACTTTGTGACGGACAACCTCTTGGTGAAGGGCTACGAGCGTTATAGTTTTGGCTATTATAATTGGCGGAGTATATGGGGTTCGTTCCCAACCTCTTGATAATAAAGAGGTTTTTGGGAATAAGCCTTACTCCTTGCAAAACAAAAAATAGGGACCAAGGCCCCTATTTTCATAGGCTTCATAGGAGCCCCATGGAAAACTGTTTTGTATATGAGCATTGGCGTCTAGACCGAGACGAATGCTTTTATGTCGGAATGGGTAGGGTTCGCTCTAGGCCATACGACATGAAGAAGCGCAATCGCCATCATAAGGCAATTGTAGCTAAAGCATTTCGAGAAGGTTTTGCGATTGATGTTCGTATTGTTAAAACAGGTTTAACTTGGGAAGAAGCTGGAAAGCTAGAAATTGAAAGAATTGCATTCTGGAAATCCCACGGATGCGATCTTGCAAATATAGCTTCTGGTGGAAATGGGTGCGTTCTTTACGGATCGGCAAACCCACAATTTGGTAAGCCTAGCGGTTTTAAGGGTAAAAAGTTAAGCGAAGAGGCGAAAGAAAAAATTCGTCTTAAAATGCTTGGCAATAAAAACCAAAAAAACCGAATTTATGAAAAAGGGCGCTTTCATCCGTTCGCGGGGAAAAAGCATTCTGAAGAAACAAAACGTAAAATTGCAGAATCCTGCCGTTTACGTTTTGCCCGGAAATTAGCCGAACGGACAGACCGGGCTGACGCTGTGCAGACCGCTCGGCCAACCCTCGCACAGGAGGTATAAAGTATGGGAACCACCCGCTTTACTGGCCCGATCAAGGCTGGCACCGTTTTCGATACGACCGACACCACTGTCGGTACGCTTGCGAACGTTGGCAGTGTTGAACTGGCTCAATCGTATGCCATCGTGCAGTCTGGAACTGAGACTGCTCTTGCTACTCCCATCGTTATTCCGGCGAACAGCACAATCACTGCGATTGATCTGTTTGTTACGACCGCGTGGTCTAGTGGAACGACAACCTACACAATCTCAATTGGCACGTCAGCGACGGCGACTGAGCTTGTGGCCGCGACGAATGCCAACGCTGTTGGTCGTCTGGCGCTTAATCCGGGCACGGATGCTACCCGAACTGGCCTCTGGATCAATGTCGGTACGTCCGATGTTCAGATCTATGTAAAGTCTGGGGCGCACAGTGGTACGGATGGCGCGGGCACTCTGGTTGTCCGTTATGTTCAAGCACTCAATGACACTACACCCACGGTCTAATAGGAGGTTCACATGAAGGGTCATACTTCAAAGCACCATGAGCGTAAGGACTACGCTGAAGGTCATCATCTTCATCGCAAGGGTCGCAAGACCGGCGGCGTTGTCGTCAAGGACGAGGCTCCGCACGAGGTTTATGCTGGCAAGGGTTCTAACGTTGAGCATGAAGCCGATGACAAATCGGAAGGCTTCAAGCGCGGCGGCAAGGCCAAGAAGCACATGGGCAAGGTCCATGGCGAGCATTCGATGCACCATGCTGGCCGGAAGCCCCGCAAGGCGGGCGGCAGTGTGATTTCGTCTGCTGGTCCGGGCAAGCCCCGTTCGCCTTCTTCGCACTACTAAGCTGTTAGCGGGGGCTTCGGCCCCCGTTTTACCTTGGAGGCTTGGATGTCTGGAGCTTGGACCCGCAAGGAAGGCAAGTCATCTTCCGGCGGTTTGAATGATAAGGGGCGGGCATCCCTGAAGGCCGAAGGCCATGACATTAAGCGTCCGCAGCCTGAAGGCGGATCGCGGAAAGATAGCTTCTGTGCCCGGATGACCGGGATGAAGCGAAAGCTAACTGGCTCTGCAAAGGCTGCTGACCCCAATAGTCGTATCAACAAGTCGCTTAGAAAATGGGATTGTTGACATGGCAGAGAAGCCTTTTTGGGAGAAAGAAGCTCCAAAAGATGCTAAAGAGAAGCATCTGAGCAGGAAACAAGTTCAGTCGGCAAAGGCGCGGGCAAGAGCGGCTGGCAGGCCCTATCCAAACGCAGTGGACAACATAGCCGTTGCGCGTAGGGGCAAGTAGGAGGTTTGAATGTCTGAGACCATTGTCGACCCGACGAACTTCAACAACATGCTGACGGTTAATGCTGACGGCAGCATTAATGTCAACGCTACCCTTTCCGCCACCCCCACCATCGACATTGGTAAGGTTGTCGTCATCGATGGCACGACCGATACGATCAAGCAGGCAGTGAAGGCGGCTTCTACAGCGGCTGGCGCGACTGACCCATCAGCGGTTGTGGCCCTGTCCCCCAACTCTCCGCTTCCGACCGGCAGCAATGTCGTTGGTGCCGTAACCCAGTCTGGAACATGGAACATCGGGACTGTTACGACTATCCCTTCTATTCCGGTTGGATCGAACATCATCG